TTAAAACAGCGTGAGTTAAATTATGACTTTGGAATTGACAGTTTCATAAGCCGTGACGTGACCATTTTTAACGACCATATTACTCACTCTGGTATTGTCGATTCTGACTTTCAAGATGAACCGGACCCAACATTGTGGTCAGTCCTTAATGATGGTAATTTACTTGGGTTCTCTTATGAGCGCGACCAAAAGGTTGAGGGTTGGCACCGTCACAAACTTGGCGGGACTGATACAGTTGTAAAATCAGTCGCGTGTATCCCAAAACCAGACAAGAATGGCGATGACGCTTGGTTGATAGTACAGCGTACTATCAACGGATCAACGGTCCAAACTGTAGAATATATAACTGATTATTTTGATGGAGAAAATAATGGCAAAGATAGTGCGTTTTTCGTTGATTGTGGCGCTACTTATAATGGTTATTTAGATGCAACATTGACACCAGGAGCTACAACTGGATCAGGAGTTACGTTTACAGCTGGGTCATCAGTATTTACAGCGTCAATGGTTGGGGACCAAATCAGGTCTGGGGCAGCCAAGGCAACAATTACAGGATATTCTTCTGGAACTGTTGTTACGGCCACTATCACATCTGACTTCCCGTCTGTATCTCCAATTTCTTCTGGCTCATGGTCAGTGGCCACTATGAACGTAACGGGCCTCACATGGCTAGAAGGAGAGACGGTATCGATCCTCGCCGATGGTTATTACGCAGGTCAGGATGAGGTTTCTTCTAGTGAAGTGGTAATCACAGCCTTCGCATTAACGGGCAGGAAAGGCCCATCTTGGAAATCAAGTGTGTTTATCGTCCAAGATGTGTCAGATGTCCTAGTGATTACCCGCGTTTGGTAATCTTTATGGAATACATACAGTCGATCAAACGATTGCACAAATTTTAGTTCTCTCACAACAGTTGATGGCCATGGAGTTGTTAATTCATACGCAACACCAGGAGATGTCTCAACAACGCCACGATTACGGTAAAATCGGAAATATAAATCCCCTACCTCAATGACGTAGTTTTGGACCGTTGAGAACTTAAACGGAATTAGGATTGTCGTATCTGCGCTGTCCTTTACAGTGGATACGTAATACGTCCCAGGACGCTTTGTAATAGCCCCTTGAGGAAATGGTAACATATTCTCTGAATATTGTAGGGCATTGTAGTACGCATCAATATCGACGCGTCCAACAATACGGGGAGATATTTCCCCCCGATTAAAAACAGACTGAATGTATTTAAACGGACGTCCCATTTAGTTATGCGCCCTTAGGAATACCTCGGATATAAACGCCTGACCGTCTTGTTCTGTTGACCCGGCGTGTGCTGCCCTAATTATAGCTGCTTGCATTTCATTTGACAAGTTACCTTTCATGGACTCAGATTGAGCGATAGCAGGAGCCATTTCATGTGCAAGGTATAGGGCAAAGGCTTGGACGAATAACGGGTCGTAGAGCGACTCATCTTCAATATTAGCAATATAGACAATATTAAGTACGTCTGTATCAGCAACGATTTTGTTACCCTCTACAAACCAACGCCCGTATGCGCTTTCGTAATCCATATCCGTTCCAACAATACGTAAGCAGTCAGTCGGCATTTGAAAATACTTACCACCATCAAATAACGGAGTATCCACTAATGGGGCGAGAATGGCGCGTTTACGTGCAAATTTCCAAAGATGTGAGCGTAGAAGTGCTTCACGTGTTGGGCCATAGAATAGGCGGCAGTATAAGGCATTTTTAGAATTTTCATCGTTTATGTCAGTAATGAACGATGTCGAGCCAAGTTTACCTATGGCTAAATTACATATTTCTACTTGAGATGACATGATACCTCCAAAGAAAGTAGCGATAGCTCGCTAACCGCACCACTCAAGCAGGTGCCGCTAATAAGCCCGGAGGTCTCAGGCTTAATCTACGACGTACAGAACCGTCACAACTAATGTACCAGAAGCAGGTAACGAAGCACCAGCAATGGTCAAGAAAAGTTGTTCAGGAGCAGTCAACGGAACGTTCAAAGCAGCGGCTAAGCCGAATACTTGAGGTACGTTCGCGGTCGTTACAGCACCAGCAGCTTTGTATTTAGCCACGGTGCCAGTGATACCCAGAGCCAAAGTTGCAGAACCAGTGCTCACAGAAGTCGTCATAATGACTTCCAGAACACGTGCTCCAACTGGCAAAAGGCCCCCACCGATAACAATCGTATCGGAGGTTGTTTGAGTCGCATAAGTTACTGTATCTGTCAACGAACGAATTGTACCGCCATGTTCACCAGGTGAAGATTTCACCGGGGGACTGACGTTAAATGCGTTAGCCGCAGCAGCTCCATATAAAACAGCCATAATCTAGTTCCTTTCTTATGCAGTTGCTAATGCTTTGACTTCGATAACTTTGCTATTTTCCAAGCGAGTCGCAGCCATGGACAGCGAAATGTACGCTTCCCAAGGTTCGCCACGTTTGTCAGTGCGTTTGTTAATCGAAATTTTCGGGTTTTGTGCTACGACAAGGCCCATACCTGTTTTGTGCCAGGCAAAGCAACGGCGATAGCCAGAACCATCAGTCGGCAAGCGAGTAGATTGGATGAGTTTAAACCCAACCAAACCTTCAACTTGACCAGTTACGAGGTTTTTGGCAGTCACAAAGTCAGCCGATGTTGCTTCGGCAGTGGCCAGCAATTTAGCGTGGTTGATCGGATCAAGAACAAAATAACGATCTTCCATTGGAACATCAGCGTTGTTCAAAACAGCAGCTGCTTCAATAAGTTTGGAAATCGTTACGTTCGCGTTACCTGAACCTGAACCATAAGCCCATGAGTTAATAGCAACAGTGTTCGTCAACGAAGATGTCGATGAACCAGTTTTGCCAGTTTTCATGTCGGCATAGAGAGATGCAATGATGATGTCATCAATTTGGCGTCCCATTTGAGCCGCTTGAGCAGCAACGATCGGGCTGGTCGGGTCAATAAGCATTTTCAGCTTATCAAACGAATCAACCATTTTGGAATCGTCGTAATCAAGCAAATCAACAGCGCGACGTTCAAATAACGTATCCGTGTTTTGTTTGTCTTCAAAACGGGTCGTAACTTGGCTCATCGCTGAGTTCGTGTTGTACAGTTCAAAATAGAAGCGTTCGCCTGTGGCCGTTTCGTTCATCACGAACGGACGCAGCTTCGACTCCATTTGTTGAGCCATCATCAACACATTTTGTCCGTAGTTTTGTACGAACGATGTCGAGGGGTTTGTAAAAGACATGAGAGTCTCCTTAAGGTTAGACAATAGAAATCAGGTCGGCCATATCCTTTAGGGATGAGCTAACCACAAATAATGATTTCAGAGTTGTCTAACGAAAGGAGTAGTAGGATCAGCTTTTGCTGGTTGTCCCAATCTTCGTCGGATTCTGCGGTTTATCAACTTTCATGGATTCTTTCGAGTTGTCCACTATTGGCTGACCTTCTAAGAATACCATAAAACTTTTCGCTGTGTCAAGGACATGTTGCACATTATTTGTGACTGCTCCTTTAGCGAAGTACTTTACGGCTTGGTCGAGAGCGAATTGTTTATTATCCATGATTACCCCGGAAATGCAAATTCAAAGAGTTTGTTTTGCTGGGCTACAAAATAATCATGTTGGGGATGCCCTTTATCCAACATAGCTTTCATGTATTCCGGATTTGATTTAAGCGCAGCTAATTGTTGCTGTGCGTCTGCTGGTGACAACGCACCATTTGTTGTGTTGCCATTTGACAGAAGAACTGAGCTTTCGCCAGTCTTATCCGACATCGCAACAAGAAACTTAACCATGCGCGGATCTTTGAATACTTCCGGGTGTTCCGCGATAAAGTCTAGCGCACCTTCACCCATGTTCTTTTCAACAAGGTTTACAGCGGCGTCCAGCTTACGATCTTTAGCAAGACCCAATTCTTTTGTAATTTCTTCGTTCCAAGCAGAAAATTTCTGATCTTGTTCTGCCTTCATCGCTTCTTGTGCTGCTTTGCTCTGGCCAAAGAAATCACCCAAAACACCGTCAACTTGCTTTTGGTTAAGACCTAAATTGTGCAGTTTACCGGCCCAATCTTTAAGAACGTTACCATCTGCCGCATCTTTATACGGGTCCAAATTATACGCATCCGGTGTCTCTGGGCGGCCTAACTTGTTGTACACAGCGTCCCATGCTTCTTTAGAGTCGTCGCGTGGGATAGGAAGTAACGCGCCCTTATCTAAACCAACCATCTTGGCGGCTGATACATAAGACTTAGCAAGATCAGCAACGGATTGGTGGTTTGCAAACACACCTTCACCGCGCAAATCTTCCGGAAGCATTGAGATAAATGCATCCCGTGGATTGCCTGGGTTTTCTGGATTAATAGCGGAAGGAACTGCGTTTACCGCTGGTTCCTGCCCTTGTACTTGCTCAATGACCTCGCTCATAGTTGACCTCCACTTGGTTTGCGTCAATTAGTTCTTGTAATGCGTTTAAATCGTAATTCATTTTTTGAATAATAGCAAGGATCACTCTGCGCTCACCCTCTTGTATGTCAAACGATCTCCCAGCAAGAATAAATGGCTTAAGCACACCATATTTCTTTGCAAGATCAGCAAGCACAATCTGGCCTGCTTCCGTCGAGAAACATTCCTTGTAGTACTCTATATATTTTTTGGCAGATATTTTTTTTGACATGTGACCTCTCACTAAATCATACCAGATTCAGACATTGCCCCCGCGACGTTCTTAGCAGTTTTACCGTAGCTTTCAGCGACTTGGGCCTGTTGAGCCATGGCCGCTTGCTGCTGTTGCTGTTCCTGCATTGCCTGCACATCTTCATCCGAACGCAAGTATTTCTCTGGCCAAGCGTAGGTGTTACGCAGTTGGTCTTTAAATATTGCATTGGCATCCACAAGCATTGGAACAGACTGATCAAATTGCGCCAACTGCGCCCCAATCGAAAGCCCTTGAAGGACTGTGTTTGCTTGCACAGCACGTTGGGCAATGGCGATGGGCGAAGTGTATTCTATCGCCAACTCTCGGCCCTGCGCAGAACGCGGTGGGCGGGGAAGGAGGCCGTTATCAATCGCGAGAAACATCGTTCGATTGATGAGTGGCGATAGAAACTCGGAAGCCAGACGTGACAAGATAGGCGATAATTGACGAAAGCTATCCTGTGTCC